TCGATATGAACTCTTCTTTCTTGCCATAGAATGAGGGGTATAGAGTTCCCCATATAATTCTTGGCGTTGACACCCACGCACTGCTTGGTTGGCACCAAGGCATCACGCCGCCCGGTTATCACCAGCAACTTGTCAGAGCACAGTTGCCCCGATTCACGAGACGAGGCTTGGTAGGGTCAGGCCCCACACGCCCCTCATCTCGATGCCGTCATCCGCCACCGGGGGCCGTCGACTAATTGAAGCTTCGCTCCAATGCTCGGATTGAGAAGATTAATCCGTGTGAATCTGCGGACGCGTCTCTAAAAATCGAAAACGCCCTCTGTAAACCCAACACTTGTGACCACACTTCAAACACCATTGCCTGGACAATATACCAGACTTCTTCAAGGCCGAATAGCCATAAGGAACTAATGCACAACCTATACGATCATTAGTTCGATAGAAAGGCATTACTCTTCCTCCAATAAACTCGCTTTCAGATGAGCTTCGTAATCTTGCATGTCTAGCTGACAATAACAATCGAAGCATATGCCACGATCAGTAGCTTCTCTATCTGTATTCGTACCGCAACGCTTGCACTTCATTCTTCTTCACCTATTGCATCTGATATTATCAGATTTAACCAAGCCCAGATTTCTCCGAACTCTGGGTCAGCACCTTCAGTTTCATCAATAATTCTACCAACGTAGTTTTGTAAATCAATTAATTTTACAATCATTCTTCTTCACCTACCTTCCAGTTAGGATTAGCAGTTGTATACATACGCTGTATAATCTGCTTTTCAAATTCTGTACTCGGAACCAAAGGTTTCCAAGTCCATTTTCCTTTTTTCTTATATCGCCAGTAGAGTTTTCCGCTCATATACTGACGATAAGCCATGTATACATAAATGCTTGTATACATCAATTAGAATATTCGTGGAATCTATCCCACTGACGGGATATCGATTGCCACTTAGTCTTAGGTGGAATATATGGATTGATAATAAGAGCCCAATCCACTACACTAGCTACAAATGGTGAACCAATACGTTCCCATTTAGATCTGGACTTATCAGGATTGTAAGTCCATTGACCCTGCTGAAGACGAGTCATCCGGTCTTCCCAAGATGAAACACCGTTGCTCCGAACTGGAGCCCGAGCCTGTCCAGCACCGCCTTTAGCAATACGCTTACGACGGTCTCTTCCATCCTTCTCAGCATGCCTAATAGCCTGTCTTCTATGTTCAGGAAACAAATTATCCATGTACCAATCGTACATCTCTTGCATCATAGCGATCACCGTGAACGCTTTGAAGTCTTTTTAGCAGGAACAAGTTTTTTCGTACTTTTTTTACCGTTGGTATATCGATAACGTACTAACTTGCCATTCTTCTTGAAAGTCTTACCATACTTATACGCCATCACAAACACACTCCAGATACCTGATTGTAAGCTTTGTTTGTCAAACCTACCAAATGTAGGATACCCATCAATAGAAGATATTCTATTCGATTGTTACGAAGGTGATCCACGATGGAAGCCCAGCGTGTTACTTCAATTGCAGCTTCAATTTTCGTATTCATAAAATCACATCTCCGTCATTGGTTCACAGAGATATCCTCTGTGAGAACCAGGAACCAAATCAATTTGAATAGCCAAATTAGCAGTCACTTCAGTAGCTACATGATCAATTCTAATCAAACCACAAGGGAACATACCACCCTTAACACGGGTAATGCCACCAATTGTGGTTGAACTAATCGTTTCAAAATCATGAAGTTGCAGTCCAGAAAACTGCAGTTCTCCATTAGGATACATGGTATCAGGATTAACTCCATCACCTTCAAAAGGATAAGGTGCGATATTATTCTCCGCATTAATACCGACCATTTTCTCAATAACCTCAGAAGTCTGCTCAGTTCCATCATTAAATGTAGCAGCCATCCAATTCTCAGGAGTAGAACCATCCGCATCAAGTGCGTCATCTGGTGCATTAGGATCTAAAACATCAGGCAATCCGCGTGAGTTTGCATATCCTTCAATAAGAGAAACTGCATCAATACCAGAAGATGCAGAAGCACCAGGATAATTCGCTCCGGTAGCAATTATCTCAAAATTAGTAGTAACACCGGGACTAGCAGGACCAAAAGGTACGTTCATCTTAGACGACGACCATTCGCCCGGTTGCATAGCCGTTCCACCAAGTACATTTGATGGAAGTAGATTTGCTCCAACACCAAGATTATGATGTACAGCATCAGCAAAAATCTTGTAATCAAGGAACCGAGGTCTAACAGACTCGGATTCCTCTAAAGCATCATTAATCATTCGCTGCCAAGAACGGAATCCCTTCTCCCATGCGTTACTCATAACCCATGTTTCTGGCAATTTACTAATCGTAACAGTACCTGCTGCACCGGAAAAAATCTTCATACCGGAAACAGCCCAATTAATTCCCTGACGGTAAAACCTACGATTCAATAAACAAGCGATTTGACTTAAATCGACAAAACTAGTCGATGTAGCACCAGCCGCTGCTGTAGGTGTATTAACCAAAAATGTCTGCACAGCAGGTTCTATTTTCTTCATAGTTCGATATGAACTCTTCTTTCTTGCCATAGAATGAGGGGTATAGAGTTCCCCATATAATTCTTGGCGT